TAAAAATAGTATAGTATATAATTCACAAGGCTCATTCTACAAAGCTATATCTAGGGAAACATCTACAAAGCATGGTTTTAATGCATCTGGCTTTATATACGATGAGCTGCATGGAATGAAAGACGACGGAACAGAGAATTTGTGGCAGGTGTTAGAAACGAGTACTGGAAGTAGAAAACAGCCTTTGGCTATCGCCATCACCACAGCTGGATTTGATAAGTACTCTGCATGCTATAAGATGTACTCCTACGCATGTGATGTAAGGGATGGAATTATCAAAGATGAGCAATTTCTGCCTGTAATATTTGAAGCCGATGCAGATGCAGATATATCAGATTCTGCTACATGGGAACAAGCTAATCCTGGCTTAGATGTATCATTAAAGAGATCATATATGGAGAGAGAGGCAAAAAAAGCCTTATCTCAGCCTAGTTATGAGAATATATTTAGGAGATTACATTTAAATCAATGGACCACATCGGAAACTAGATGGATAAATGATACTGATATTGTAGCTTGTAATGGTACTATTTCAGAGGAGATATTACTGCAAAATCCCTGCTATGGAGGCTTAGACTTAGCATCTGTAAGAGATTTAACATGCTTATCTTTATGTTGGAGAATAGGAGAAAAGATTATTTTTAAGCATTGGACTTTTATACCAGAGGATAAATTTGAGGGTAGAACTGGAGGTAACGATGGAGTAAACTACATGGATTGGGCAGAATATTTAGAGGTAACTCCTGGCAATGTAACAGATTACAACTTTGTTAAGGCTAAAATATTTGAAGTTTGCGAAAAATATCAAGTACAAAGTATAGCATTTGATAGATGGAACTCAAGCCAGTTAGTAATAGAATGTATAGAGGAGGGCTTAAAAATGAGTGCTTTTGGTATGGGTTATAAGAGTTTATCTCCTGCAGCAAAAGAAATAGAAGCTAAAGTACTTACAAATGATTTAATCTACTTTAATGATCCATTGATAAGATGGCAATTTAGTAATGTACAACTAGAAACAGATCCTGCAGGTAATATTAAGCCAAACAAGGCTAAAAGCTCAGATAAAATAGATAGTATTATGTCAATGTGCATGGCAGTAGGAGAGGAGATGTACTCAGAGGCTCCAGTAGTAAGTAAATATACTAGAGATGGTAAGGGCTTTTTTACTATTTAACTATTGCTTTATACAAAATAATTAATTAATTTGCAAAAAAATATATTTAATGGCATTTTTTGACTTTCTAAAAAAATCTACTAAAGCTCCAGAGGAGAGAAACTATGTAGATTATAGATTGGGTTTAAATCTAAATCCTAAGCAGGTATTAGTTACTCCAGATTCTGCATTAACATTAACTGCAGTATATGCAGCAGTAAGAATTATAGCAGAAACTATAGCTCAATTACCATTAAATTACTATAAAAAAACTGATGCAGGTAGAGAGATAGATTCAGATAGCAGCCTGCAGTATTTAATACATTCAGAGCCAAACCAAACGCAAACTAAATACGTTTTTTGGGATTGCTTTATATCTACTATGATACTCTATGGTAATGCCTATGCATATATAGAAAGAGATCAGAGAGGCTTACCATTAGCATTAACTTTAATACATCCAGACGATGTTAAGCTAATTATTAAAAATGGTAGAGTTACCTATGAGATTAGAGGAGGTGCTATTTACGATGCATCCGATTTTATACATATACCAGATATGACTTTAGATGGTTATAATGGTATATCTAGGATTACTATAGCTGCAGATAATATAGCTTTAGGTATAGCTGCACAAACTTATGGTAAAAATTTCTTTGAAAGTGGAGGTAAAATATCTGGAGTACTTAGGCATCCAGGACAATTAGGTACAGAGGCTATGCAGGCCTTGTCTGGCCAATGGCATTCTACTTATCATAGTGGATATAATGGCTCATTTAAAACTGCAGTACTAGAGGAGGGAATGGATTACAAGCCTATACAATTAGGTCCAGATCAAGCCCAATTCCTAGCTACTAGAAAATTTAGTATTTCAGAGATTGCTAGACTTATGAGAGTGCCTCCTCATCTGTTATCAGATCTCGAAAAAGCCACATTTAGTAACATCGAGGCTCAAGGTATAGAGTTTGTTCAGTTTTGTATAGCTCCTATTTTAGTTAAGGTAGAGCAGGAACTAAACAAAAAATTAATCTTTGAGAATCTAAAAGGACAGCGATATTTTGAGCATTCTACTCATGCATTGATGAGAGGAGATTCTAAGAGCAGAGGGGATTACTATGCTAAACTATTTAGTGTAGGAGCATTATCTCCTAATGAGATTAGAAGAAAGGAAAATTTAAACGATGCTAAAGATGGAGATGGGCATTATGTACCTATGAATATGATTAAAACGGATCAGAAGCCTAAAGAGATAAAGCCTAAAGAGGCTAATCCTAAAAAAGAAATAATTAAAGAGGATGAAACAGAAGAAGCTAAAAAATAATTTAGAAGTTAGGCAATTTGAATGCCAGGAGTTAAGAGCTGAGAATACTGCAGAGGGTGTTATCGTTAGAGGGTACGCAGCTGTATTTGATAGCTTATCTGAGGATTTAGGAGGCTTTAAAGAAACGATTAACAGATCAGCGTTTGATGGAGTATTGCAAAATGATGTAGTAGCTTTATTAAATCATGATAACAATATAGTATTTGGCCGTACAAGCTCTGGAACTTTAAAGCTCTCAGTAGATGAGAGAGGATTAGTATCAGAGATTAAAATGCCTAATACACAAGCAGCTAAGGATACTATTGCTCTCATGGAGAGAGGAGATATATCCAAGATGAGTTTTGGATTCTATGTAGATAAGGATAATTGGGAGGAATCAGAGAGAGGTTTTGTTAGAGAGGTTAAGGAGGTAAAGAGGCTGGTAGATGTCAGCATCGTTACAAGGCCAGCCTATAATGATACGTCTGTAGGATTAAGATCATTAGACTTATTTAAAAATAATAAGAAAGAGAATCCAGGAATAAGTAAATTAAAATTTAAACTATTAAAATTAAAGTAATGAAAAAGACTATTAAGCAACTTAAAGATGCTAAAAATTCTGCATTAAATACTATGCAAAATTTAATAGATAGTGCAGAATCTGAGGATAGAAACCTATCAACTGATGAACAGAATGCATGGAATGAAGCAGAAAAAACTGCTACAGACATGACTGCTAGAGTAGATCGTTTAGAGCGTTCTATGAATCTAACTAAGACTCCTGTAGTGCCTGTTACATTTGAAACTCAAAACGTAGCAAAGACTGATAAAGATTTAAAGAGATTTAGTTTTACTGCAGCTTGCCAGGCAGCTTACAATGGCCAAATGGATGGTATAGTAGGAGAGATGCATCAAGAGGCTAGAAACGAAAATAAAACTCGTTTGTTTAGAGGTGTAGGTATTCCATCTATAGCATTAGAGCATAGAGCAGCAGAAAATTTACCTGCAGCATCTGGTAATGTTAGACCAACAGAGGTAGGATCATTTATCGATCAGTTACAAAACAATTTAGTACTTGTACAAGCAGGAGCAAATTTTTACTCTGGTATTACTGCAGATCGTAAATTCCCTATTATTGGAGGCATTACATCTGGCTTTATTGATGAAGCAGGTTCATCTGCACAATCTCCAGCAGGGAATATAGATGAGATTACATTAAGCCCAAACAAGCTTATATCTGTAGTTTCTATGAGTGCTGAGATGATGACACAAAATGCATCAGCAGCTCTACAGAGAAACATGGCTCGTTCTATTTCTTCTACATGGGAAAAAGCATTATTACAAGATGCACAAACTACAGCAAATGGCCCTAATTCTATTTGGTATACTGCAGATGCATTATCTATGGGTTCTTCACATTCTAAAGAGGAATTATTTGCAGCAGAGGCTAATATTCTTGCTAAGAACTTTAATCCTGCATCTGGGAACTTTAGCTACATCTTCAATGCAGGTGCATTAGCTAAATTGAAAGAGGAATCTGGTGTAGATTATGTACAGGCTTATGCAGACTATGCATCTAAGACTATAAATGGTTATCCATACTATGTTACTCAAAACTTAGGATCTGCATCTCCTGCATTATCTGAGGCTAGTTTATTTGGAGATTTCTCTGATGTACATTTAGCTACATTTGGTGGATTGGATATTATTTCTGATCGTTATACTGATGCTGCTAAAGGTTTATCAAGACTTGTAATAGTATCTCTAGTAGATGGTAAAGCTGCTAGAACTACTGCAGGATCTACATCTTTAGTAAGTGGAGAGGTAGCTTAATAGATTATTTAATAATGATAAGGGGAGTAGGGAATTCCTGCTCCCTTTTTTTATATCTAGGATATGAGAAATGCAAATATAGAAAACTACACAGATTCAGAGCCTATTAGTTTAGCAGAGGCTAAAGATTATCTAAGAGTAGATTTTAATAACGATGATACATTTATATCTGAGTTAATCTCTATAGCTAGAGTAAAAATATTAAAGGATACAGGCCAGGTAATGGGCTTACAAACTATTACTGAGTATTTTACAAATTGGGGTACTATTCCAACTACAGGAGGTAATTTAATTTTAAATTTATCTTACATGGGTTATTGGGATGGCTCTAATGATTTTATAGTAAAATATTTTGATATAAATAATGTAGAGCAGACATTAACTAAAGATACAGACTATTTAGTAATTCAGCACATGGGATTAATTAAGGTGCAGTTTATAAATACATTTAATACATTTGATAGATTAGATGCTATTAGTATTGAATATGAAATAGAGCCACAAAATGCAGATAGTATAAAGCCATTAAAGATAGCTATGTATTTATTAATTCAGCATTACTATGATAATAGATCTGCAGTATCATTTTTAAAAGTAGATGAGATGCCTATGGGATATTTTAATATAATTAATCAGTACAAAAATTATATTTGGCAATGATACAACCTGGCAGACTAAGATACAAAACTCAAATAAGTGTACCAGATATTCAGCAGCAAACTGATTACGGAGATATGGCTGCAGATGGTGGTTTAAGCTTTGAAAGATTTGCAGATATAAAATGGCTGCCTGGATCAGAAAAGATGTCTGCAGAGGTTTTAAACCTAGTTAAAAATGTGCAGTTTACATATAGATATGAATCTATAACAGAATTAATAGATCGCATAGATTCTATTACATATGATGGGGATTTATTTTATATTAAATCTGTAGAGTATAGAGGACAAGGAAACCAACAACTAGTAATAATTAAAGCACATACTGCAATAAACTAATGCCTATACTGCCTAAATTTTCTCTTACAGGAGATAAAGAATTAGATAAGCTCTTAAATCAATTAGGTAGAGAGGCTATAAAAGATGCTGAAATAAAAAGAACTTTAAAGAGATTAGCTAAACCTTTAGTAGAAAAAATTAAAAGTATTACTCCTTATGATAGTGGAGATTTAGAGGAGAGTTTCGGAATAATTAGAGGTTTAAGAGGTAAGAAAGGCAAACCATTTGTTTTAATCGGACCTAGATACTATGCTCCATATAAAGGATTCCATGCACATTGGCAGGAATACGGAGCAGAAAAATACAACGTATCCTATGGAGGTGCTAAAATGATTTTTAAAGGTTTTCAATCATGGAAAGGCTCTGGATATGAGGAGATGAAAAGAGAGCTAGTAGGAATGCTAGAAAAGAAACTAGAAAAGATTAAAAAGGTATGAGTGCTACAACTGGATTAAAAGTAGGTAAAGCTATATTTAATATTTTAACTAATGGCAGTACAATGAATTTAGATGGCATGGCTGCTAATAAAATTCAACCAATGCCAATGCTAGCTCAAGGCAATCCTCAAATAGGTGTATTATATGAGCTTAGTGGAATATTACCTATAAATATAAAGAGATCATTCAGAGTACAAACTGCTCCAGTTTACATGGTAGATATATCAATAGAGGTTATACATTTAGACTATTCTCAATGTACTATATTAGCTGATGCAGTTTGCCAGGATTTACAAGGTGCATCTGGTACATTTAATACCATTAAAGTTAATGGATTTAATTTAGATGGAATGCAGGAGGGCTACAACAAAGAGAGAAAGTATTATAGTAAGCTGCTTAGTTTTCAAGCTAGAGTATTGCTTTAAATAAATTTTTTAATTAAATTGCAAACAATAAAATAAAAAAAAATGGCAACAGGTTTAATGAATGGTACTGATCTCATTATAAGAGTAGGTACTGCAGATACAAATGAATTACCAGTAGCATCAGCTACTACATGCTCATTAGAGCTATCAATGGACGAGATTGATCAGAGTAATAAATCATCTGGTGGGTGGAAAGCTATCATGGGTGGTCAGAGATCATGGAGTGTTTCAGCAGAGGCTTTATATCAAAATGAGGCAGTTGTAGGATCAAAATCTTATATTGATTTTTGGAATCATATTGCACAAGCTACGACAGATGGTGCATTAGCTCGTACTCCAGTTTATATAGAGTTTGCTCATGCAAACGGATCTGCAGGAGATAATAATGTATACTATTCTGGTTATGCTTATGTTACTAGCTTATCTGTAAATGGTGGAACTGAGGATCAGGCATCCTATTCTATTTCTTTGACAGGTACAGGAGTACTAGCTGTAACTGATGTATAATGGCTAAAGCTACTCCAGTATTTATAAATGGCAAAGACTATCCTGTAAAGTATGGGATGGCTGCTCTTAGAGCTTTTAGTGATGCTACAGGTATTACATTAGGAGAGCTAGGATCGATAGGAGATAACATAACTATAACGCAGGCTTTAGCTCTAGTGTGGGCAGGGCTTAAAGATGGTGCAAGAGTTACTCAAAAAGATTTTAAACTCTCTATAGACGATGTAGCTGATATGCTAGATGATGACGATGAGGCCATGACTAAAGTACTGGCAGTATTTGAGCATTCACTAGGTAAAAAAGAAACATCTAAGGTAAAAAAAAAGAAGTAAGTACTATAGAAAGCAATCCTATAAATGATTTTGATCATTTAGAAAAAATAGCTTTTGGATGGTTAAATATTACTCCTAATGAATTAGATGATTTAACTCCTAGAGAATTTAATAATAAATTTACTGGTTTTTTAGAGCTACAAGATTTAAGAGATAGATCAGAATGGGAGAGGTTTAGAATGCATGCAGCAACTACATTAGCACCACATACCAAAGGAGGTAAAGGAGTTAAGCCAGAGAAACTATGGCCTTTTGCATGGGATAAAAAAGCATCTAAATCTACATCTAATAAAATGAGCCAGGAGAGGCTAGAGTACTTAAATAAAAGATCTAAACTAATTAAAAATGGCTAGAGGGGTTAATTTAAGACTAGGAGCTGATATTACAGATTTTCAGTCTAAGCTAAAGATAGCTAATAGGGCTTTTAAAAAGACTGCTAGTACTCTTAAATCTACTGGTAAATCCTTATCAATGGGATTGACAGCTCCTATATTAGCCATAGGTACGGCAGCAGTTTCAGCAGCAGCAGGCTTTGAAAAATCAATGAATAAAGTATCTGCAGTTACTGGGGCTACAGGTAAAAGTTTTACAAAACTAGAAACTCAAGCAAAGCAATTAGGGAGAACTACACAATTTAGTGCAAGCCAGGCAGCTGATGCTATGGGCTTTTTAGGTATGGCAGGATTTAGTACTGAGCAGATTATGTCTGCTATGCCTGCTACATTAGATTTAGCTGCTGCAGGAAGTTTAGATTTAGCTAATGCTGCAGATATTGCTAGTAATATTATGTCTGGTTTTGGAGCAGAGGCTGAAGATCTTAGCAGCATAACAGATGTATTAGCAAAAGGATTCACATCTACAAATACAGACTTACAACAACTAGGAGATGCTATGGCAGAGGTAGCTCCTGTAGCATCTGGTTTTGGTATATCAATAGAAGAAACAACTGCAGCTATTGGTTTGTTATCTAATGCTGGTATTCAAGGAGGTAAGGCAGGAACTACTTTAAAAAATATACTTGTAAAATTAGATGAAGAAAGTACAAAACTAGGTTTATCTGTTTACGATGCTGCAGGAAATATGATTCCTTTAGCTGATCAAATGGAGCAGCTAGAGGCAAAAGGCTTATCTACTAGTGACATAATGGAATCCTTTAAAAAGATTGCAGGGCCAGGTATGTTAGCAATGCTTAAAGAGGGATCTACTGGTTTAAGAGATTTAACTACAGACTTAGAGAATTCTGGAGGTACTGCTAAAAAAGTAGCAGATACTCAATTAAAAGGTTTTGCAGGTGCAATGGTTAAATTAAAATCTGCTACAGAGGGATTAGCTATTGAGTTTGGAGATGTACTGATACCATTAATAAATAAAATGGTTAAATTTCTAAATAAACTTATTAGTAAATGGACAGCCTTAGATAGTGATATGAAAGTAGTAATAGTTACTGTTGGAATATTTGCTGCTGCTATAGGGCCAGTTATATATTCTATTGGTTTATTTACATCTGCTATAGCATTAGTAACAGGAGGAATAACAACTCTAGTAGGTGCTATTAAAATATTTAAAATACAATCTATTGCTGCATGGTTAGCAGCATATGCTCCTGTTATAGCAATTATAGCAGCCATAGCATTAGTAGCAGCTGCTGTTTTGTATGTAACAGATAACTTAGAGGTATTTGGTCAAATAGGTAAAATGATGGCCGTTAGTTTAGGTAATGCCTTTTTAGAGATAGGTAAAATGCTGCTAACTCCATTTGAAAAGGGTATCGATGCCTATAATAAGTTAAGAGCTTTATTAGGTAAGGAGCAAGTAGCTAATCCTTTCAGTAATATGAAAGAAAGCCTTGAGGAGTTAAAAGGAACTGTACCAACAATAACTGCAGAATTTGGCACATTTGGCGAGGCTATGAAAAATGCAGGAGATAAGGCTAAAGGAGCTATAGCTAGTGTAGGTGCTTCATTAGGTTTGACTGGTGGAGGCTCTGAGGGAGGCTCTGAGGGAGGCTCTGAGGGAGGTTCTAGTGGTGGCTCTGGTGGAGAATCTGGAGGTGGAGATGGTGGAGAAGGTGGAGGTCTTATTGAAAAAATGAGAACATTATCTCAATTAGCTAAAGATTTTGGTACATCTATGGCTGAGGATTTTGCAGGAGGGATGGCAGATGCTATAGTAGAGGGGGAAAATTTCTTCCAATCATTTACTAGAATATTTAAAGGTTTATTAAAACAAATAGCTAGTTTAATTATTAAGGCTGCTATATTAGCTGCAATATTTACTTATCTAGGTGCAGGAGATACTAAAAGCTCATTATCATTTAAAGATACTTTTAGTAATGTTTTACAGGGATCTATACCAGGTAGAGCATCTGGAGGATCAGTAGTAGCAGGCCAGCCATATATGGTAGGAGAATCTGGCCCAGAGATGTTTATGCCTAATAACTCTGGTAGTATAGTAGCAAATAATAATTTAGGAGGCTCAGTTATTCCAGATGTTAGAATAAGTGGATCAGATTTAATGCTAGTATTTAATAGAGAGAATAAAAGACGAAACGGAGTAAATAGATAAACATGGCTCAAATATTATATTCATCTACTTTTAAAACTCAACACAATAGAGAATATACTATTGAGATTAGAAAAAAGAATACTACAGGAACTACTCAATATTTTGATTTAGCTAGTGATGGATTTACTTTAAAATACGATCAAGGATCTAACCTAAGATTAGCAGAGTTAATGCCTAGTACATTAACATTCGGATTCATAATTAAAAATGAAACTGAGCGTATTTTTGTAAGAGATGTACTATCAGCTCCTAGAGGAGAGTATTATATCAGAGTACAAAGAACTGGATTAACTAATACTTATTGGGCAGGATGGATAGAGCCAGGATTTGATACTTATGCTGATACTGCTTTTCCTTATACTACAGATATTAGAGCAACAGATTCACTAGATGTAGTTATTGATAAATATACAAATGTAGCAAACATAATCCCAACAGATAATTTTAAGGATCTTCGTTATCCTATGAGAGTTATAGCTGATAAATATGATTTTAATGAGTTATTTGCATTTAGACAATATAATTTTGCTATACAATGGAAAAACAATGCAAGTGATCCAGATCCTTTAGTAGATCCATCAACAGAAACATTTTATAATAGACAGGCCTTTGTAGATAATCCTATAGACTTTCCTAATATAATTAGAGATATATATACAGAGTTTAAAGGAGTTTATAAAGCTTTTGGATGCAGGGTATTTTTTAGTGAGGGCCAGTATAGAGTAATACAAGATAATACCTACAACATAAATTATAAAGAGTGGATATATCTAGATCCTACTAGCTCTACACCTTATCAAATTAACACACCTAATAATCAAATAGCAGTTAATAATGATTTATCTCCTACTGCTAGTAATAATGCAGTAGCTTTAGGTGGAGGTACTCATACATTTGATCCAGAGCTAAACTCAGTAAGAGCTAATTTTGTCTTTGGAGATGCAGGAGCAGTATTTGATCCTTCTGAGGATTATGATACTTTTACTACCATAGGTATTTTAGGAGGAGGTAGTGCAAACATGCTATTAAGTTTAAATTTACAAACTCAGCAAACTCATACAATGCCTAATCCTGCTGGACCATTTCAACCATTAGGAGTAGTAGGAGGAGTGCAGCAGAATAATTTACAAGGATTAGCAAGCTCTACATTATTTACATGTAAATTTAAATCTGGATCTTATTATCTTAATTGTAACATTAATTTAAATTCCTCAGATAATGGCTCTAATGTATCTTTAGGTAATTTTGAATGGAGCCAGGATGCTAACAATGAGGTAAGGGTGCAAGGTACTGCACAGAATCCATTTTGTACTCCGATATTTGACTATGATTTACCTGCAGCAACAACTACAGTAAAATTATACTTTCAAAATGTAGAGATTCCTCCTCCTCCATTTTTTGGAGAGTTACAATTTAAATACTCTGCAGTTATTACTTTTTTAGATTCGGTGCCTGCTATACCATTATCTGCTAGTTACGATGATTTAATAATAGCAGTAGCATTATGGTTTAATCCTGCTAATCCTCCATTAACTACTACACAACAAATAAATACAATGGCTCAGATGGGAGGGCCAGCCATGATAATAAATCCATGTAGTTTAGCTTATGCTGCTAATGATACTAACAATCAAGGTGCTATATACATGGCTCAACAAACTCCATCAGTTACTAATCCAGATTTTAATTTAGGAGATGTTAAATTAGGTGTAGTATTAGGAGAGTCAGATAGTATAAAAACTTTAGCTTTTGACGATGCTGGAGATTTTGTTCCTATTACTGGAATGAAAAATGTTAATTTTGGCTCTTATATATCTCCTACTAGATTACTCTGCAGAGAGTATTTAAAAGGACAAAACAAGCCAGTAAACATTTGGCAGGGTACTATTGAATCTACAAACTATGAAGCTCATAAATACCTATACTTTGAGGATTATATAAACACTGTTCCTAGTAAATGGATATTTATGCAGGGTAGTTATAATGCAGCTAATGAACAATGGAATGGCTCATGGTATAAATTAGATGTAAACGAAAATGAGGTATTTAATGAAACAGAGGATATAAATAACGATCCTAATCCTCCCTTTGATCCTGGCCCAATAGTTACAGGAGGTCATGGAACAGGTAGTCCATTACCTGAAAAAATACCAGGCAAAGATAATCTTAGAGCAAATAGTACTAATGTAAACGATGCAGTACTATCATTAATTAAAAGTAATGAGCTAGGTATAACTACTGTAGCTATTCCTGCAGCTATCTATAGTGATGGCGATGAGTTTGATTTAACAGGCATAAGATGTGATTTAAAAATAAACCAAAAAATAATGCTCTGTGATGATAACGGAGGTAATTTTACATATTTAGAAACTTATGCTGCTAAACCTGCAGGTAGACCAAAGATAAGTATTAAAGCTAAAACATTATCTAGGAGTTATCCTGTAGGCTCTGTATTAATGATACAAAGCAATGATTTAACTAATGTAATTACTGGTGGTGGAGGAGTGTCGCAAATTGTCGCAGGTACAGATATAAGCATATCTCCTGCAGGTGGTACTGGAGTAGTTACAATTAACGCAAGCGGCGGCGGTACACCGGCAAGCCCAACCAATAGCGTACAATTTAACGACAACGGTAATTTTGGCGGAGAAAGTGCTTTTACTTATCAAGCCGTTTCAAATAATTTATTTGTACAATATACAAATAGTCATTTTTTTGGTACTAATATAGGGCATAGAAGTTATTTAGATCCTGGCACAGATGAGCTATGGTTTTTCTTAACTGCTCAAGATTTTAATTTA